GAGATTTTGTTTTTTCAAAGACTCTGGTAAGTACAGTTAAAGAACGAATTTGCAAAGTTCCCGACTATATGTCAGAGATAGTTACTGAATTGAAGACTCTTGCACAAAAATTCAAAGAACAGTGTAAGAGTGTCTTGGGTAGGATCAAAGAAATTATAGACAAACATCCTTTTCTCTCCATTGCTGCAATTACTGTTCCAATTATTCTAGCATGCTTATTCAAGTTGTGTCGTGGTAAATCCAGAGATAGTGCTCTGCTTGACGCTCACCATGAAGGTTGTGTGGAAGGAGTTAGATTTCAACATCGTCACAGGTGTTTGTGGTGTAATAAAGTGTATTCCCATGTTCATGCTTTTGTTAATGTTCAAGAAGCTGTGAAGAAAGGTCAATTGTGTCCTAAATGTCAACGAAAAGGAGTCACTTCTGAGTTTGAATTTAACGAACCAACTGGATACCGTATGGAATTAGGAGTGATTAAAACTTTTGTTCCTTTTGCTCTTGTGGAAATTGAACCAAATTTTGACCCCGCGTATGCTGAAGAGTACAACCAAGAATTATCTGCTTCAGGCGATCCAAAAACTCGCAAAGAGAAGAACATCTCTGTAGAATTTGTGCAAGAACTTTCGAGTTCTGGAGATTTTCACACACGGAATAAACAAGTTAAGACTGAACTATCCGCATCTGGGGATCCTCACACTGTCCGACATAAAAATATTCGAACGGAAGGTCCAGAAGATTTGGAATCTCAACTGCGAAATGATGTTCAGGCCCATACAGTCTCACAAAAGGCACTGCGAAATATGTATGTACTCGAGTTTGGTGATGGTTTGAATTTTCCCTACTCTGTGAAATGTATGTTTTTAAAGGGTAGGATTGCTGTCACAGTTGCTCATGCACTTCCATATTTGCGGAAACATTCTCATGTGAGAATTCGTAACCAACACGTTAAAGAGGGACACGTCATTTCATCGAATAGAATTAAAGATGAACAAGTGCGAGCCAAGAATGGAGAGTTCAAAGATCAAGTTTTGTTAGAATTTCCAATAAGTGTTCACGATCATCCTGATATCACCAAAAATATCGTTAGAGGTAGTGACATGAAATTTACTCGTATTCCTGCAGTGTTGATGATTACAGATATTCACAACGTAGCAATGAAGTATGGCACAGCAGTTGGAGTCGATAAGATTGTGAAATATGCTGATGCAAAAGAGGACACATTATACCAGATCAGACAGTGTTATGAATATTCTCTTGAGACGAGTAGTGGAGATTGTGGAGGAATTCTTTTTGGGTTGTCAACTGGACTTTCTAAGAAAATTCTGGGACTCCATGTTGCTGGTGCTAGAGGTCTTGGTGTCTCCTCTCCTTTTAACATAGAGGATATTGAGAGGGCATTAGGATCTTTCGCACTAGGAGCACAGATTAGTTTCGACTTGGATGGCATACTTAAAGATCAGACTCTGTCCAGTGTAGAATTACCCGAAGGAGATTTTGTGCCAATGGGGAAAGCTAAATTGAAAGCTGGAGCACCATCGAAAACGTCCATTCGACCAAGCTTGATTCATGGCCAATTTGCTGAGGTTCTTACACAACCGAGTTGTTTGCGTCCATTTAGTCGTAACGGTGTTGAGATTGATCCTATGATGAAAGGATTGAAGAAGGCTGGAAAAATCCCTCCTGAAATGAATGATGCTTATCTCAAATCTGCCATCAATGATGTAGAGCGAATTGTGAATACAAATATTGATCCTTCCCATGCGCGTGTTTTGACTAATATGGAAGCAGTCGCTGGTGTTGAGGGTGATCCCTTCCTTGCTGGAATAACACGAAGTACATCTGCGGGGTATCCTCGATCATCCGAAACTCAGGGAATGCCTGGGAAAACTAAATGGCTTGGAAATGATGAGTACAAGTTGGATCCAGAAATTGAACAGGAGATGATTCTGATCGAAGAAAGAGCAAGGAAGAACGAAAGAACTCCCACAATTTGGACAGACACTCTGAAGGATGAACGTCGAACCCATGAAAAGGTCAGAGAAGGAAAAACAAGAGTCTTTTCTGCTGGACCCATGACATTTACACTTGTGTTTCGAAAATACTTTCTTGGATTTGCTGCTCATTGTGCGAAAAATAGGATTGAAAATGAGATTGCTGTTGGAACAAATGTTTATTCTTATGACTGGACACGAATAGCGTTGAGACTGCAAAGCAAAGGTGAAAAGATCATAGCTGGCGATTTCTCCAATTTTGATGGAACTTTACCGTTGGAAGCGTTAGGACCTATTGTAGAAATTGTGAATAAATTTTATGATGACGGTGAGGAAAATTTTCAAATTCGTCGTGTGCTTTGGAAAGAGATTGTCAATTCAGTGCACATTCATGGTGATAATGTTTACTTGTGGACTCATTCTCAGCCGTCGGGCTGTCCAATTACTGCGATTTTGAATTCTATCTTTAATTCTGTTTCGATGAGATATGTGTGGATGTTGGTTGTTCCTGTTGCATTGCGTTCAATGAAATCATTTAATAAATATGTGCGTATGATATCTTATGGTGATGATAATCTTGTGAATATCTCTGATGAGGTCATTGATCGATTCAATCAAGTTACTATTGCAGTAGGATACGAACAATTAGGAATGGTCTATACTGATGAAGAGAAAAGTGGTGAAATGGTTCCTTTTCGATCTCTTGATAATGTATCTTTTCTTAAACGTCGTTTTGTCTGGAGTGCAGATGAGTGTTGTTATTTGGCTCCCCTTTCATTGGACACTGTTTTGGAAACCCCAAATTGGATTAGAGGACCGTATGATGATGCCGAGAAAACTTGTGAAAATGTTGAGAATTCCTGTTTTGAACTGAGCTTGCATGGTGAGAAAGTGTTTGATGAATGGACTAACAAGCTTAAGAAAGTGACTCGTGAATTGAATCCTCGTCCCAAGATTTTGACATTTGATGAATATCGCACTGTGGAATTGGTAAAATATGGTAAAATGGTTGCTTTATCTTAAATCCGTGACAGGGGCTATCATCAAATCGCCGAAGGATGGTAGCAGCAAAGCCCGATTCACGGTTGACCTTTGTCAAGTGGAGAATGTTCCTGTAATTTTCTATTGATTAGTGTGTGCCACTTTAAATATAGGCTACTAATCCGGCGATTTTGGCCAAAAAGTCTGACTAAGCTTTTGGTAGTTATTAAACTCACTTAGTTGCTGAAATGAAACAAAATTCTGAAATTGATAGACAACAGATTACTACCTTCGCTGATGATGTAGATACTGATTCTTACACTAAGCCTATGCTTACTGTAGATGAAGATTGGACAAAAATGGCGGATGATGGACCGACTCATGATGTTCTAGCAGTTTTGCAGCGCCCTGTGGTTGTGCATACTGGAGAATTTACTACAGCTTTTACAAATGTAACTTTAAAATTTCCTGACATTATAATTACTAAATCTACAAATGTAGTAAATAAGCTAAATTATTTTGCCTATTTTCGTGCTAATGTTAGAATTAGATTGATTTTTAATGCTACACCTTTTATGAGTGGTAGATATTGGATGTTTTTCGCTCCTTTTGATAGTGTATCTAATAGAAAGGCCTATGTTTCACCAACTTTAATCTTGCAAAATTGTACCGGCTACCCATGTGTTGAGATTGATCTTGCGTCTAATGCTCCTGTTGAAATTGAAATACCGTATTGTGCACCTTTATCTCATTATAATTTAGTTAATGGATTTTCCAATATGGGAGAGTTGTATTTGGTACCTCTTAATGCTATTCAAACTGGTACTGCCCCCGTTGGAACTGGAGCTGGAGCTTCTTTTTCTATCCTTGCTTGGTTTACTAATATTGATTTAGCTATGCCCACATCTGCTAAGGTTGCTGTCCCTTCTGTACTGGAAGCCCAAGTAGGAGCTTCAGATGAAGAATGTACGTCTTCCAGGCCAGTGAGTCAAATTGCTGACCAGGTGACTACAACAGCGTCGAGGGTCTCGGACGTTCCTGTTTTAGGTAATTTAGCTAAACCAGTTGCTTGGGTCTCTAGAGCTGTTTCAGGAGTGGCATCAACCTTTGGGTGGAATAAACCTAATAGTTTATCTTCAAGTGGTGCTTTTTATAATTTGCCAGCTAAAGGATATACGAATGCGTCTGGTGTTGATTATTCAGTTAAGTTGGGTGCCATGCCTGATAATTCCTTACCTACTAGTGCCGGTCTATTTTCAACCGATATAGATGAAATGGATATTTCTCACATATCTAAGAAATCTTGCATTTACGCTGCTAATGTTTCATGGACCTTGGTGCAAGCCCCAACAACTAAATTGCATACTGTTCCGGTTGCTCCAGGAGTTTGTGGTGGAAGTGCTTCAATTTCTTATCCTACTACCTTAGCCTATTTATCTTCTTTGTTTAAATATTGGAGAGGAGGACTTAAATATAGACTTACGGTTGCAAAAACAGCATTTCATACTGGTAGATTACGTATTACTTATCATGCTGGAGTATCTAATTACTCTGCTGTGGTGATCCCTCAGAATGCTTACAATTGGATCTTAGATTTATCTACTTCTTCTGAAATAGAATTCACTATTCCTTATGTATCTAATGTTCCATGGAAAGAAGTTAAAGTAGCAGAGTATAATCGCCCAGATTTTGTGCCTGAATCAGCAAAACCTGGTTTCATTACCGTTGAAGTATTGACGTCGTTACGAAGAGCTTCTGATTCTGTAGCAGACAATTGTCCTCTTAACTTTTGGATTAGTGCAGATACTGATTTTTCCCTGGCGATACCTGATGGAGGCAGTTATGCTACCACAACTCCTATAACTATGGTTGAAGATCCGGAACCCATCTTAGAAGCGCAAATTTTTAATAGAACAGATCCTTCTATTTCTCATAATGAACAAGTTGATTTTAATTCTCAACAATTTTTCCCAGCATCTCGTATGTCCTATACTAAACCAGAAGAATTGTCGATTGGAGAAAAATTTACAAATTTACGTCAATTAATCAAACGGTTTTGTCCGATCGCCTACGCGTACCCGTTCCCTTATACCACTGCTGATCGTGCAACTATAGCTAGTTCAGGTCCGGTTACTTTAACTTCAGATGACTATCTCTTTAATCAAATTGTGCTTGATCCAGCATATTTTGGTGAAATTGATGATAATATAGGTTATCAAAATGTTACATATCCCACTTATGGTAATACTAGAAATGATGCTCTGCGTGCTTTGGCTCGAATTAGGAGTAGTCATCCCTTGTATCGTGTATCTTATTTGTTTAGATTTTATAGAGGGGGTGTTAGATATAAGGTTATTAATCCACCTACTAATACTACTAAATTTACTCGATCTGGTGTTCGACCTGCTAGCACTGGTAGTGCCACCACTAGTTATGCTGAGGCGATGGATTCTACATATGTAGGTGGTACAAGGCCACAACTTCCTATGTTTGCAGTTCGTGACAATGATGTAGAAGAAAATGGTACATTAAATGAACCTGAAGTTTCTACATTTACAAAATTTGATAACTTTAATCAATTTGAGCACTGTACTTATCCTGATCTTAATGGTACTCTGGAAGTTGAAGTTCCCTATTATAGTCAACTTCCTATTTCTGTTGTAGGAGAAAAGACACTCGGTACTGGTGATGGCCCTTTAGTTAGACGTTCTTTAATTAAGTTGCGTCGTTCTCATGATCCCTATGGTATGGATGTTCATGCTTACAATTATTATTCTGCTAATACTTACCCAGCTTCAGATGGTGCTGCCTATAGGGGGGGTCTGAGAAATTGTATAGGAGGGGGTATTATTTATCA